TCATGTCATAACCTCGCAAAAAATAATATCTTCTATATTAATGTCAATTATTCGTTCGTCAAATCGCTGTAATTGAACTATATTTCTTTCATGGTCCAAATAAACAGGAACTACATACTTGTATCGCACATGATGATTATTCTTAAAAAACAGTACTTCTATCGACCAATTGCGTTTGAGAGCATCTGCTAATACTATTGAATGTTCTAAAATATCATCAAATAAGTTATACATTTACTTCACCTCTTGCTAACATTATACGAACAAACGTTCTTAAAATCAAGTCTTAAAAAGTGTTGTGTTGCATAAAATTATATGTAATAATATTCACATGAACGATTTTCGTTCATTATTTCATTCAACTATTAGCTGTTTGACATCCCGTTTTTTACATCTGAATATAACAGCAACCTCGAAAAAAACTTCGGGGTATTTTTTTGCATAAAAAAAGCCCACCGAGTGGTGGGTTAGTTAATTTCGTCAATGAATTGCTTAACTTTAGCAATACTAACACTGTATAAATCAGGGTACGTATTTTTTAAAGATGACATTTCTTTATTTGCAACATCATTACTATTAACAGTATTGACTTTGTGCGTTCGTATATATGACTTATTTTCTTTCAAATTCAGAAGAGGATAGTCAGACTTGAGAACTTTTAAATCATATTCCTCATGAATATGACGCTCTTCAGTTACTCTCGATATTGGTAAAACCGTCAAATCGCATGGAATTAAATCTTTTTCTGCATTGATTACTAAAATCGGTCTAGACTTATACTTCATTTTCTTTTCTCTAACATCATAATATGGAAATTTCGAGGTTCTAATAGTACCTATTAAATCTGAAGAATCTGTCATCGAAGCACCTCTTCGTTAAAATCTTCAAATTCATCAAGATACATGCCGTATTGATGGTCAAAAATTCTAACTTTCTCAGCATCTTTTTCAATATCCTCTAGCTTTAAAACTTCACAACCGCTATCTTCATCATTTAATCCTATTCTGCTATTTTTCCATGACAATTCATTGTGTGTCATCTCTCTTAAAGACCATGCTTCAAACTTTCCGTATGTGTTTACTACATTGTCTATAATATACTTTTCTGTTTCAGATAATGGTTCGCCTTCATAAGGGGTATACCCATTTTCTAAGAAATATCTTAATTCTGGTACAACAGGACCATGCTTCCACCCTTGAATGTCATTTTGAAATAGAATTTCGCCAGTTAAAGCTATACTTTGGCGCTGAGCCAAATATATTAGCTTTTGTAACTTCATTTCACTGTTCTCAAATAAAGATCTCGAATAGCTCTCATAGCTATGGATTAAATAACGGGCAAATAAAGTAACGTCCTTCATTTTAAACCCTCCTTTTTGGATTAACATCCAATTGAAGTGACTTGTAGTCACTACATCTTATATCATTCTAATACACTTTAAGCGTACTTGTAAACCTTTTTCCAAAATCAAAATTCAACGTCAATTTTGGTCAAACAGTACAATGTCCTTGTATTTCCCATTTGGAAGATTTATAAAAAGATACAACCTGTAACTCAAAAAATAAATAAAAAGCCAAATTTAATACCTCTGCGCCCTTCTTTGCACCCCTTGAAACAGAGGGTTTCATTAACAGTTAAAAATATTTTAGTTTTTATCTTAAAATCACTACTTCCATTGTAATCTAATTCACATTTTTTTAAGTATCACAAAAGTATCCTGTTTATATATCAACAACCTTCGTTGCATGCGAGTGCAATAGTTTTATTTTAGGAAGTAGTTTGCTGTGTAATACCAGCCGTCTGACGGATACCAAAGCTCTAGGTATCCTTTCCCGTTGTTGTACCATGCTAATTTCGTATTAGGTGCATACCATTTAATTTTCCCAGAATTCAATTTTGTGTTATTCCACACTGGAATACGAAGGTCTTTCGCGCTTTTAATTCGAACTTTTATGCGGCCTTTCGCATCTTTTTTAGCTACGACATCGCAAAAGCTCTTATACATGTAGTATAATTTGTCGTTGATGTACGTCTTGTACCAATATTGATTATGATCATATACTAAGAACTCAGTTCCTACCTTATACATGCGCGCTGGATTTGATTTAAAGTCCATTTTTGGCAATAGTGGCGCGCTGTCAACGATTTTCCCATCATGTCTGTTTGGATTTTTAGATGTAATACGCTTATACTCATCGATAATTGCTTGTTGTAGCGACGGCCAACGTTTTTCAGCTAAAACACGATGTGGACAATATTTTCCGCTCCAATCTTGATGCTTTTTAACTGTATCTTTCGAAGCCACAATTCCTTGCTGTACGCATAGCCCTGCAATATACTTGATTGCATTTTGCTCTGATTTTGTATATTTGGAACCTCCAGATTTGCTGTAACAAATCTCTACACCGATGGTATTCCTGTTTCCATATCCATTTCCACCATCACCACAGTGCCAGGCGTTACGGTCGAATGGCACAACTTGAATGGCTTCTTTATCATCTACTGCAACATGAAAGCTAACTTCGTTATTGTTGTTTTTACAGTAATCTGTCTCATTTTGTGCTGTAGCATCATTGTACGTATTGTGTACAGTAATTTTTTTTGCATCCATACGGTTCGGCGCTTTGATGCCATATTTTGAACTTGAGACTAAATTTTGTCTGAAGGATACACCATTTACTGTTGCCATTTTACTCCACCCCTTCGATTTCATTTTCTCGGAACCCTTGCGTTACGCGTTCATCATTAATATAAAAAGAGACAAAGAATAAATCTTTATCTCCTTCTTCATGAACAGTTTTGGTAATTATTCCTTTATGCTCACTCTTAGCAATGATGTTTTTTGCTGTTTCATCTAGCTGTTTATCATTCTTTACGCTATCTGTATCAACTACTTTTACTTTTTGCCCTTTACTGAATTTCATTTGTCTTCATCCTCTCCATATTTTTTAGCTCGATTAGTAAATTGTTCAAATAAACCAGTTCCGCCCGCTCCAGCTAGTGCACCTGCCCAAATCATTGTTGCAAGCGATCCAGAACCATCTAAAAATGTCGCTAAGGCCCCTAAAATGGCCCCAACAAAAATACTTACTGTTGGAAGCCATTTCGAAGGAATTAGCTCTGTTTTTTTAATTGCTTGCACAAAAACAGGCGTTACAACTACTAAAAATGTCATATAAACTAGTAACTCTTTTCCAAATTCCATTTTTATCATCCTTTATTTTGTAATTTTGTGTTCTAGTAAATCTACCTTATGTGCTAATTTACCGACCGATTTTGACAAACTATCAATTGACTGTTGCTGTTGCCCCATCATGTCATTTTGCTTGTCCATTAAACGCTGTTGTTCGTTCATCGTACTAATAAACTTATCTCGTTCTTCTTTCGATTCTTTATCCCGCTTCTCCCGCTCTGTTTCCATTTTGTCCCGCTCTTCTTTCATTTCTACTCTTACTATTTTTGAGTCATCCCAGATTCTTTTAGTAATAATCAACAAAATAATAAACAGTGCGACAAATAGCGCCGCGAAAAACATTTCTTTTGCTAAAGCATAATCAAATACTTTCGTTAAGCCTTCATACATCCCAACCATCCCCTATTTTCAACATAAAAAATAAGCCTATTCGGCTTTTGCTTCTTTCATAGCGATTATTTCATCTGCTTGTGATCTCGTTATCTTTTTTAGAGTAACGAATTTATTAACATCTGCTTCAGTATAGTAGCCGCCTAAAAAATAATCTTTCACTTTTTCATACCAATTAATCATTACAAAACACCTGCCTCCGCCAAAGATAATAGTAAGTTTGCATTATCTTGTTGCGTTTGTTCCGTCTTCTGTTCGACTTCTGCTACATAAAGCATTAAGTCCGCATAATCTTGTGTTAATTTTTCAAGCTCGGTCAATTCTGGCGGTTCAGGAATGCTTGCTTCTTCACCAGGACTCCATTTTTGCTTTTTCGTATTAAAAACCGGATTAATTGCTGGTACTGGTGGTTCAATTAGTGTATAGCCATCCGGAATCTTCTCCCCTTTTTTTAAAATAATTAAGTCGTCACGCTCAAATACGCCGTTGTCATCATATTTAAAAACTTTTATTAACTCGCTCATGTTGTCACCTCTTTAGTTAAATAAATTATGCCATCAAGTCCGGTGTTCACGTCTACCGAACCAACTCCAACGATATTTATATCAGCGCTCACACTTAGATATATATTCGCTTGATTACTTGCTGCCGTACTCTGCTGTGCAGCGGAATAAAGTTTATTCCAGCTCGCATCAGGAGCCAAAAAAGTTGGTAACGTTGCGCATATGCCAGTTCCACTTCCAGTCCCTTTGCCTACAATTCCGCTAACAATGACTAGAAACCGATTGCCAAACTTAATGTATCGAGCTATTAAAGGCTGACTTGCAACAAATCCGTTCTTCGGCGTCAAAGTAACACTTTGTACAGAGCTAGATAGTTCAAAAAAAGCTTTTGCATCAGCAAGTGCTTTATCTGCTTTAGCCTGCGCGCCTTCTACTGTTTCTTTTGCATTCCAGTTTGTTTTATCAGTCGCTGTGACATGAATATCAGCATCATTAACATGTTCATCCAAAACAGTTTTTTGTGCGAATTGAGCGGGATTTAAGTTATCAAACTGCTGTTGCAAGTCATCTGCTTCACTTTGAAGCTTACTAGTTTCTGTATTGATTTTTTCATCAAGTGCCGCAATTTCACTATCTAAACGCACGCTTTCACTTGTCACTTCATCATGTAGTTCAGCAATTTCTAATTCTACAGCATGTATCATTTGTTCTAATCTCTCGAAATCACTTATATAGCTTTCTGCTACTACTTTTCCTTGCAACGGGTCTTTTTCAACATAATACGTAAAACGAGGCATACCAGATAGCTCTGTCCCATCTTCATTTTGCAAAATAAAACGGGCTGTATCATACACTCCCGGAACAGAAAATGCTTCTTTTACAAATGTGTATTCGAAGTAACCTTCATTCATTTTTTCGTTACTAAAATGTAAATCGTCAATTACATATTTGACCGTGCCCGGTAAAACTACCGCGAACGTTGGCTTATAATCTGTTAAGTCTTTCAATTTACCGTTTTCGACAATTTGAACTGCTATCATCAGAGAATCAATATCACCTTGAACTGCTTCAATGCGCTCAATATTCCAAGATTTTCTATTTAAGTCTAATGTTGCGTTTATTTTTCTTAAAGCAGTCATTTACTCACCTCGTTTACTAATTTATTTACTAAGTTTTTCAACTCTTTTACCTCTGCTTTTAATGCTTCTTTTTCTTCTTCGTTTTCTTTTGCGTATTGATATAGCCACGCAACAGAATTATATAAGTCAATTGCTTTTCCGTCGGCTGTAGTCAGCGAATCAGAAGCTTGTTCAGCTATAAATCCGATTTTCTTTTCGTTTGTTTCATCAGCAATATGCGAATAAGTGAAAACATCTGTTTCGTTTATGACTTGCTTAGCTGTTTTACCAAACGCAGTTTTCTTTACTTTACGTATATTTTTCTTATATTCTTCTGAACTAGCAGTCTCAAAATTACTAGCTCGATGCGGCACATAACGTAATTGTGGACCGCCACCGGAAATCCAAGTATGGCGATCAATAGAAGCGGTTTTACCATCAGAATTAGCACCAATACAGCACCAACCGTCGCTTTGAATTAAAGGTGTTTCAATTCCCGCAAAAGGGGACAGTCTAACAACCCTATCAGCATCTATCGCACCCGTATTTTCATTCACAGCTTCAATAGCAAGCCCTAAATCTCCATTCGTGTTCATTCTCATTTGCATAGCGGGATAAGGTTTTGTCACCGATTTTGCGGTTAAATGGAAACCAACACCTCCGCCCATTTTCAGTTCTTCTTTATATTGAGGTGCTGGGAGACCTGGTAAAAAACTTGAATACAATGTGTCAAAAAAACCTGATGAGCCTGTTATGCTTACCCCTTCAATATCGATAGCCCTTAAGGTCCCTGTTCCAATCCAATCGGCAACAAATTTACCATCTATTCCCCATGCGGTTTTAGGAATGCCGGTTATCCCATTTTGATAAAACGCTATACCTTCTCTGTTCATAACCATCACTTTTTTTGCAGTATTCACATTGTCAGTGTCCATAAAATACATGGTCGAAGGTTTAAATGTTGGGAAAGTATAAATGTTACCTCCGTTTGCGCCTTGGATACTATCTCCTATTGCTTTTAATTCATTCTGCATCCAATCCTGAGTCGGAACTTCGTCGATAATTTTGCTTATATCTGATTTTAATGTGTCTGTGAAATCTGCTTTCACACTACCAAGCTCAATTTCTTCATATTTTTCAGTAATAACATTATATTTTGTTCGAACAGCTTTTGCAGTTATATTTACGTTTAAATCTGGATGATAAACTGTGACTGTGTCTCCTAACTCGACTGCTTCCAAATTTTTATATTTTTCATAACCTGTCATTTCAGAAAGTGGCTCAAAAGATACTTTGATATTCATTTCTGGTATATCTGTCTTATTATTCATAAAATATTTACCCGCTACATTTCGAAGTGTTGTTACATCTGTCACTGTGTCATCAGATGAGTAATCAACTGCCAAGATTTTTACATTCGAATATGCATTAATATGTTCACTATCTATATATTTTTCAGGCAATACAATCGTTTGCTCATTACCATTTGAATCTTGCTTATTCGCGAATGGATAAATTCGAGTAATTACATTTTCCGTATCTACATCAGTTTCTAATCCAGTTAAATTTTTCCGGTATCTAATAGATGCAACTTTATCTCTCCCACGTCGTTTTAATAGTTTTATACTAAAGTTATCACGAACTAACTCCCCTCCCCATGTATCCAAGAGAGAGCCTTCGACTCCCGCAATAATTTCAAGGGGATTTTTTCGTTGTATACTAGTACTTGATAACGTAGCGATGTCTGACGTTCCAGAAAATTTAGAAGGATAAGCAGTAGAAGAAAACAATTTATTTAATGCGGCACCTGGTGTAATATTTTCGACCGTGAAATCTTCTACAAAATTTGAAGTAGCATCATTTGTAATATGTTTAGCCTTCACTATAATGGAGCTGGTAAATTCGTCACGCACTATATTGTATGCTCGGAAAAGCTGAAAATTTTGCACTTCATTTGACTTTACTTTGAAAATAGACTCGTCACTTATTTTATCGAATAGCCTTGCTGTTACAGGATATTCAATTGTCAACTCACACGGTCCATTCAATGTTTCGTCAACTGTTGCAGTGATAATGTCTTTTAGTAGACCTAATCCATTATTTTCAAAATCTGTATTTTTTGACTCATATAAAATTGGTATCATTACACATACCTCCAATAAGGATTGACTTCGATTTTCTCTATATTTCCAATCCAATCGAAATAATTTTCTCCTACATTAAGCACCGGAAAATCAGGAGTAAACATTTTATTGTCAGCTGTGGCAATAACATCATTCACTGTCTTGTACACCATCAGATTTTCACAATCAAGCTCTATATATTCATCAATATCTTTAAAAACAAAGGTATTTCCTGAAATGTTTAAAGTAACATCTCCGGTCGCATAAATTTTCATATAAGGCTGTGATTCTATAGTTCCTTCATTGACGAGTAAGTCACCTTTATTAATTTCAATAATATTTGTATTTGCATATTGAAAAGGGTCTAAAGTGAAAATAACATTAAAAAAGCCGTATTCTAAAACGGTATTTTCTGCATCCGAAAAAGATACGTGAACAATTTTTCTATATACATGTGGATCATCAGAGAATACAAGGTTTTTCCCATTCATAAAATACCGTTTTGCTTCTCTAAAAAGTTGTTTAAATGACTTAGAATCATCTAAAAAATTAAATGAAATCTCTTCTTCTACATTTTTATATGCAAACGGGATAATAAAAGCACCATTTCTTCCTCTAATTTCTCTAATTTCAACGTCTTGTTCAGGTGTTTTTAGCAAAGGTCTTTCTGCAACACATAAATCATAATCATTACATGAGACATCATCTATAAAGATTTGATAATTCACGAAGTTCTACCTCCCCATGCTGTTGTTTTAGAATTCATACTATTAGTTATTTCGCGTTTCACTTTATTGACTAATCTATCTTCATCAGCAGCACCATATAAATTATTATTCATATTAATTTCAACTTTGACATCATTATTGTTTTCAGATATTTTCCCTTGTGCCATACTAGGTAGCGATGAAAGCATTCTATTTGATACAGCGTCAGCAAAAGGGTCCATCCTTTTCCCAACAAGAGGCACAGCGGCTTCCGGACCAGCTTCTCCAATCCCAATGACAGATGCTGAGTTAAAGAAACCTCCATTTTTATGCCAGCTTACATCCAATTTAGGAACTGTCATCTCTTTTAAACTAAATTTACCTTTCAAACTAAAATGTGGCATTGGAGGCATTTCAATTTTAGGAAATTTTATTTTTAGATTTTTAAATGTATCTTTAATATCGTCAACAATGTTTTTAACTTTATCATATGCATTTTTCACTGGTTTTATAATTTTATCCTCTACTTTTGACCACGTGTTTGCTATATTATCTCGTATTACATCAAAAGCAATCTTAAAGGCGGCTTTAAAGGCAGCTAAAATAAGTTTGGCTCTATTGTTTGCATCTCTAATAGGATTAACAATGTAATCACTAATCCACTTCCATGCTGTTTTTGTAGCATCAGTGATGCTTTTCCAAATAGCACCCATGTCTATTCCTAAAGACTTTAGAATATTATCTATCCACCTAACCAGTGCAAAGAATATACCTTTGATAGCTTCCAAAGCAGCACTAGTCATTTCTTGAATACCTTTCCAAACTCTATCCCAGTCACCTGTGAAAATCCCTGCCCAAAAGTCAATCAAACCACCAAGATAATCTAAAGCAAATTGAACAATAGCTAAAATTGCATCCCATGCAAATTTAAGTGTACTTTTTAAACCTTCCCATAAAAATGTCCACAATGGTTCTAACCAAGCAACAAAGCCTACAATAAAGTCCCAAACAGCTTGCAACGCTCCAATAATTGTCGGACCATATTCTTCCCAGAACTTTTTAAGTGCATCTCCAATAGATTGTAAACCTGGTTGAATATATTCCCAAGCTGCTTTGAAAGCCGCAACAATCCATTCCCACAATCCTATCCAGAAATTCCGAAAACCTTCGCAATTATCCCACAACCATTTGAATCCAACGACTAATATAGCAATTCCAGCAACTATCGCTGCTATAATGCCTACCACGCCTAACATCGCTGTTCCTAAAATGCCAATCATAGCAACTATCGCAGTTATGACTGGGAGCAATGCGGTAAAACCTATTAGCAACAGTCCAATTACAACTGTCACTTGTCGGACAGGGGCAGGTAGTCCATTGAACCACTCTGACACCTTTTGTAAGACAGATGAAAGCGCGTCTAGAATTGGCGCAAGTACCTCTGCAATAGAGTTCCCCAAATCAGCCATTGCCATTTTCACATTATTCAAAGCGACATCTTGTCGGTCTATAGGGTCAAGAGTTGCTTCAAATGTTTTAGACACTGTTCCTGAAGCCATTTCCGCCGTTCCTGCAAGACCGTCTAAACTTAAACGACCGTCCTCTATAGCTTTTACCATTCGTGGCGCACCCTTTGAACCAAAAACTTCCGCAGCTAGATTAATTTTTTCAGTCTCTGTTTTAGCTCCCAAAATTTTACCTTCTAATTCAGATAAACCTTGCGCAAGAGTTTTATTTTCTTTTGCGTACACAACACTAGCCTTTGTCAAACTAGATAATGTGGCACTTGAATCGACACCAGCTTTGTCCAAATTACCCATTAATTGTGCACCATCCGCAAATGATAGACCCAATGCTTCAATCTGTGGTGCACCCTTGACAGCCTTATCAAATATGTCATCGACACTTTGACCTGTCCCTTGCGCAACATAAGTCACCGAATCAAGAACCATGGATAAATCTTTATTTTCCAATCCATAAGCTTCAAGTGCCTGTTTCGCCTTCATAGTACTGTTAGTAACATCAGAACCATTTATATCAGAGAACTTCAACAGTTTCATAGAATTTTTTTCTAATTCCTTACCTGTAAATCCAAATTGAGTGTTGAGCTCACCCACAGCATCACCAATTTGTTGAAACTCAAACTTAGAATTGCCTGCAATGTTATCAAATACATTTGATAAATCTTCTCCGGCTTTTCCGGTCGCACCTGTTTTTGTAATGATTGTGTCCAGACCTTCATCTACTTCACGAAAAGCTTCAAGTGCATATTGACCAATTTCCTTGAGTTTTTCTCCTACAGCTGCGATATGCTCTGCCGCTTCCATCATAACCGCACCAGACATTTTATTATTTAATTCATCCATCCCTTGCCCGGCATTGTTAGAGTCATTCTTGAATTCAGTCAACTCATTGCCTAGTTTCGACACAGACATCTTTGCTTCATTTAATGATGTTTCCATCTTCAAAGCTTCTGTACTATTTTCACCATATTCTTGTTTAACTAATTCTAGCTGTTGTTCCATATTCTTAATTTTTTGTTCAGCTACATTTGTTTGATCAGCAAGATACTTTTCAGCTCTAGCAAGCTTTTCAGCTTCTGTAGCAGTACCTTCCATCGCAGCCGACTCTAATTTATACTCGCTTGCCAATTTTTCCGATTGAGCTTCTAAATTAGATTGTTCTGATTGCAATTTATTCAAAGAAGCAACTCTACCAGTTTCTGCTGATTTTGCCTTCTCTAAAGCATCAGTAGTAAGCTCAATTTTGTTAGCAAGTTGTTGTTCTGTTATTTGCGCGCTCTTAAGAGCTGACTCCATCCGACTTGCTTCTGTGCTGTTTTCTCCAAATTTTGTTTTTACCTTTTCTAGCTGTTGCGCTGTTTCTTTTGTTTTTTGACTAGCTACATCATATTGCTTTTGTAGACCATTTAAATCAGCTGCTAATTTATCAGTTTCTGATCCAGTGTTTTTTAACTGTTCTTGTTCAAGTTTTAATTCTTGTCTCAATTTTTTACTATCAGCGTTCATTTCTGCCATGGCTCTATTGAAGTCCTGATTAAAAACTTTAAATGTAACTTTCGCTTGATTGTTTGCCATTTATTTCCCACCTGCCTTTTCGTTCTCATAATTTGTCCAGTTTTCAATTGCAGTCTTTTTCTCTGCTATCATCTGAACGGATGTTAAGGGCAGTTGCCAGATATCATCACGATTTAGTTCAAACACATAGAGATATAAAGTGTACAAATCCTCTACACATTCAATAATGATGTCCGGCAGTTTTATTTTTTTCCTTTTGAACTACCTGTTTTCTTTTTGAATTGTTTTGCAAACTCATCTCTAGCTCGCTTCGTAACAATTGCGAAATAAATTTGCATATCAATTTCCAAATCCATTTGATAATTTTCCATAAACTCTTCAAAATTCTTTGCTTTTTTTTTGTCTGTAGCTTGTCTATACGCCGCATACATTGCTTGTGCAATTGAAATAGGGTCTAAATCTGCTTCTTTTTGCATAAAACCTTTTAAAAATTTCCCATCGACAGCACCTTCACCTTCGTTTTGCAATCGATATAAAGTTAACATTGTGACATTTGAGTCTAATTGCGCTTTAGTTCCATCTAAAAAATCTATTGTAAATTCCATTAAAATTCCTCCTATGCAAATAAAAAAGACGGGATAATTTACCCCGTCTAATCTTGAGTTGTTTCTTCTGAGTCGTCCCCTATGCCAGATTCATTTTCCAAAGGCAATTCAAGGGGAGTTTCAGGGTGTGGCAACAACCATTTCTGGTGTGAAATTTGTGTGCCATTGCTTTACAAATGCATCGCGACCAGTAGCATCAAGCTCTGATACAATTGCTTCATAATAACATTTTCTATTATCATCAATCATAGCAGTGAATTCTAATTCAATTTCAGCTACTTCATCTGCACCATTTTCTACTGTTACTTTTAATCCTGTTGCCGCCACACAATTTGAGAATGCAATTAATTTTGTTTGCGCTTCAAATTCATCTAACACATCCGCTGTTAAAATAAATGGTTTACTTAAACTGTCAGCACCATACGAGTAAACTCCTACCTTCAAACCTTCATTTGATAAACCAAAAATATCTCGTAACACGTCTACTTTTACATGACCTGTCAACGTCAGTGTCATTTTTTGGGGCGTTGTTTTTTTCTTCGTTTCAACACCTTCACATTTTTTTACTAATTCGAGTAACTCTGTTTCACCTTCAATAGAACCTAGACACCCAAATGCAATACTTGCAGTATCACCAGTGAATTTCGTACCTACATTTGTTACTCTTGTTGCATCAAAATCTTCAACAATTGTTGCCATTTTATTTACCTCCTAAGGTATCATTTATTTCTTTAAATACTGCTTGTTCTAACATCTCTACTATTTCTTGAGATGATTCTTCTACACCTAATTGCATAAAGTCTTGTTTTGTTTTATTGTGTTTTCCAATCCCTTGATCTGGAAAAATTAAATAGTTGAATTTAGGTTTTGTTAATAATTCAAACCCCAAATTTCCCATTTTCACATTAAAAGGTCCAGACGATTGCGCATGATTTTTATTAAGCAATTGACCTTTCCAATTTTTAGAAAGATTTATTCTTTTTTCTATGTTTAACTTCACAAGTGGAACTGCTTTTGTCTCAAGTGTTTTATTAATAATAGCTTCAGATTTGTTTGGAATTTGACTAATCAAATTTGACAATCTTTCAACATCCGAAAACTCTAAAGACCATTTAGCACACATATTTAAATGACCTTGTAAAGATTAATTCCAGTGCGTCTACATAGCCATCTTGTTGCCCCTTTTGAACTTGACCTTTAGTAGAGTTCAAAAAATAATAAGGACCAGCTCCACCGGTTCCTTCTAAACTAGTAATTATGTCAATTTGCAATCCATCCAAATCACTAGTATTCTCTGTTGCTACTTGAACTGTTACTTCTTGTATCAATGTGAATTGTGAGGTGTCACTTTTTGAAAATCCACCAGTGGAAAAAATGATATAATCGTAAACACCATTCATTTCCTCATTTAATTCTGTTTCGCTAACGTTATCTTGATAAACATTTAAACCTGTGTTTTCACTAAGTTTCGTGATTAAATACTCGTTTAATTTTGTAATTCTCTCTTTTGTCGCCTCATTCATTTTCATCACCTGACCTAGTTAAATACCAAAATAAACGCACATTTCTGTCTTTATCTATATAACTTACTTCATATTGAACACCTTCAATTTGGATTTTTTGATAAGATGTTGCCTCTTTTCGATAATGAGTTTTAATTTTTAAATTTAAATCTTTTCCCATTGCATTGATTCTCATAACATCTTGATCACGCATAGATACCTCTTCATAAAACAACTTGCCCTTACTGACAAAATTTGTTCCTATTCGTTTCCTGTTAGAGTCGCGAAGTGTCTCCGATATTCCATAAAACAAGACACCATCGTTAAAAGTGTCATGATTAACCTTCTGCATTAATATTCACCGCCACATCAAATTGCAAGCTTTGAATTTCACAAATAAAGTTTTGTTGAAAGTATTCATAAGAATTATTATTTACATATCTCACACCATCGAAAAGCAATTGTTTCGCAGCATCTTCTTTTTCAAAAGTAAAAGACACGCCAGTCAGTTGACTAATGCGTGCCGATACTCTTTCAATGATTTTTCTTATACGTTTGTCTTCTGTTTCATCAGACCAAGTAATATGCAAGTAGTCTTTTACTTCTTGTAATAATTCATCAGACACCTGCATTTAAATCATCCTCCTCTAACTTTAATATTAAGTCAGATTTTAAATCCGAAGTGTTATATGTGATTCCTCGCTTATCTAGTTCTTCTTTTAACTCTACAACTTTCATAGTAGAATAGTTATTCCCCGCTTTATTCAGCAGGGGTTTCGGAGGGTGTCGCGTTATTCACTACATTCACATCAATAGCAGGCGAACCTTCTAGACCTGTAATATCGAATACTAAGAAAGAAGAATTGTCTTTAGGTCGACCATTCGCATATTGCTTAGCATAGTAGAGTGTTTCATCGTCTAATAAACGATATTCAGTTGATGTGCGAATAACTTGCTCTGAACCAATTCCCATAAAGTAATCCTTAGCACGACCGGCTACTGCTTTACCGACAGGCACTGCAACCGATTGAACAATCTCAAGTGGAACTGGTAAGATACCTGTCACCCAAACTCCTTGGGGCGTCATGTAACTAGTTGCCGCATAGATTTTGCTCCAGTAATCAGCTGGATTTATAACAAGAATCGCATCACTGACAGATTTCTTTCCGTTGTCTGTCAGAGGTAACATTACTTTTGTTGCTAGTGTAGCTGGTGTCAAATCGGTCAGGGGTGTTGCGGTTTTAACTGGGTGTTCCCCAGCCGTAACATTATTCAAATCGCGCATCATTCCGATTGGTTGGTCTTTCCCGGAACCATTAACAATACCAGCCTCAAGACCAAGCGCCATTGCTTCACCTAAAATAGTACGAACATATTGATCTAACCACGACGGTCCTAAATCGAGCATTGCATTACAAACCGGAATATAAGCAGATAATTTATACATTCCAGTTTGAATTTTATCAAAACCATTGTCTAAAACTTCTTTAATCTCGGCACATAAAGGACCCCACCAAGCAGTTGCGACATCACCAACACTAATAATCCATTCCGTTGTTGCAGTAGTATTAACAAAATTAATTTTACTTAATAGAGGATGTTCCACCGTTAAATCTTCAAACACACGCTCAAAAACGGTAGGTGGAAGTAATGCAGTAACTCCAGCAAAACCGTTTCCTGCAATGACTTCATTATAGTATTTGCTTTCATCACTTGTTAAAGCGTTGGCACCACGGCTAGCGAGTACATTATTATCATTCATTTCTCTATTTACTTCTTTACGAGCTTGAGCGATAATATTGTTTTGAATTTGTTCAGCCATGTTTGTAAACGCTGTTACTTGCTCCGCTTCTGTCGCGCCTTCTTTAATTGCGTTTAAAAATGCTGTGCTGATGTTCAATGTTTCTGAATCTTTTTTATCAAGGTTATTCATTTGTCATTTCCTCCTAATAAAAAAGCATCGCTTCTATTTGCGATACTTTTAAAAATATTATTTTTTGTTTGAATTGCTTTGTTTTCAGTTGATGCAACTACTTTATATTTATCAACTATACTTGCTACTGTTACTGCTTCATTTGAATTCTCAGTAACTTGTTCCTCTTCATTTAATTCAATTTCACCAATAGAATCGCAAAAACCAAGTGTCACACATTCTTCAGCTGTTAACCATTCCTCGTTAGTAAGTAATGTTACTAACTCTTCACGCTCCCCAACAAAGCGTTCTGTATAACTTTCCGTCACTGCATGGTCAATCTTGTCCATGTCATTCGCAACTTTTCTAAATTCATCTGCATTACCAGCTGCTATTGTCCAGGCTTTATGAATCATCATCATTGCATTGCTTGGCATAATAATTTCATCACCTGCCATTGCAATTACAGATGCACCACTTCCAGCAAGAGCATCAATATAAATACTGATTTTAGCTGGGTGTGCTTTTAATAGATTATGAATAGCAATGGATTCAAAAACATCTCCACCACCGCTATTGACATGTACATTTATTTGAGAGACGCTAGATGTTTTTAAAAAATTCTGTACTTCACTAGACGTAATATCATCAAACCAGCCACTACCTATTGATCCGTATAAATACAAGTCCGCGATTTCTGGGTTTTCAGAGCTGTTTTTAAACTCTAATCGACTTTCTATTTTAGGAATCTCCTTTATTTTCATTTATGTCACCCCCTTTCAAATCTTCTTCATTCTCACCTAAAGGTGCATAATTTTTTGTAACAAAACGCTCTTGAGTTTCTGGACTCATCACAGGTTCACGTCCAATCATTCTTAAATTATCATCTATTGTATTTACACCGATATGGAACAGCACATCCATTGAACTCGCAATTTCTTGAATATCTTGAACCTTAATTCTTGTAGTATCTAATTTCATATAGGTTCTTTCTAAAACCGAATCCCTACCATAAAACTTTCTGTTTCCTTCATCGGTAAACATCTCAGCGATAGGATTTATACTAAACATTAAGAATGAATTAACCTGTTCACTTAAGCCCACTGTGTCTCCTTTTGCTAAACCAAGTGGAATGTTAAAACTATTTGCAACCATTTCAAAAACATCATCAATCATTTTTTTTATATCTCTTGATTCTGCTATTTTAGAATCTCCCGCAAGTTCGTCTATTTCCATTCCATCTTCGACAGGTAAAGCAGAGTCACCTTCTGCTAAAAACTTCTTCATTCTCTCAGATAGCATAAGTCTCAATTTTTCTTCTGCCTCTGGAGTTTGTCCAAACATCGCTTTTAGTTTTACTATTATTTTTCTAGAGTTTAATTTTTTATATTTATTAACCGCAGCAGTTAATAAATCCCCATAAAGCAAATAAAACCCATCGATGATGGATTTAATACTTTCATTATTCAAAGTAAGATGTAAAACTTCTGATTCTTTAAATTCTTTTTTTAATGTGAGGTCTTTTAAAGTAACTTCTGTATATGTGTTTTCATACAGTGATTTATCATTTTTAGTAAAACTATCAGCTACATAAATATATTCATCTTGCATAAATATCAAAGCTTCATTATCATATACAAGTTTGTATATTGCTTTCTTCCAAAACTCAGTTGCATTCTGATTTTGATTTGCTTCAACATTAAACATATACCAATTTTTTTTACGGACTTCTTCACCTTTTTCATAGGTGAGTACCTCTGCACAAGATAGAGTGTTGGCAATTTTATTAGCACAAGAATCAATTGCCCATTTCTTTATAGACAATTCTTTTAGTTTCTCAGAAGGAATAGAACACCATACCGTGTCCGTTAAATTCAATGTTCTTTGTTCTTCATTAAAAAATCCACTCACCCAACTTTTGAATCCCAATATTTATCACCTCCTAGTACGTAGTCACATCATACAGTTTTATTTCTCGTGTCTCTGGCAATTCTTCATCAAGCATTAGTGTATGCAGCAAAGCAAAAAAACCATCCGTTTTACGTGTCTTCGGTTCAATTTTTATATATGTTTTTTCACCACGCGCATCAAACTTAATAGCTACATTGTTACAGTACCAGCGCATCAGCATATCATCGCCAAAAATTATTTTATGCGAGGCAAATAGTTTATCTACCATGCTTGATAATCTGTTATGCGAATATGGACCAGAACGGACTTGAATCAGAGGCGCACCCGCACTCGTAAATGCTTCTTTCAAGGATTTATATCTGAAGCTATCTGTTGCAATATTTATTATGCGGTGTTCCTTCGCTTGTTCTAAAAACCATTGAAGTGGATAATCTTCATCAATATAATTATCATGTATGATAGTTGCCAGTCCTTTTTCCACTGCTTCATGAATCGGAAATTTAAATTTCGTGATTTTCAATGACTCAGCGCAAATGAATGTATGATGTTTAAAGATATACTTACCTTCTTTTTTAAATAACAACCCTACCGCACAAAAGTCTCTAACATCCGCAAAATCGATACCTCCAATCGCTGGATCCATTTTTAACGATGGCATAGGTTGATTTGTTGCTTTAATATCATCCCATTTTACTGCTACAGTGGTTGGATCTTGAGTTGGACAGTTCATTCTTTTAGTCATAAACTCAACCATAATTTCAGAAGATGATTGCGCATCATCCCAATGTTGGTCAATTTCTATTCGCAATGGTTTGTAGTATAAAATCATAGGATTTGCTTTTGCCCATTTTGTTTTATTTTGAACTTCGTCCGGACTATCCAACTTGCAAATGAAAGGGAACATTTTTGAGTTTGGCTTTTCTCCATTTAACACTTGTTGTGCTAATACTTTTCTGTCATCTAAAACACTTCCACGAACATAACCATCGGTCGTTAAATGGAATCTACGTGACCGTTCTTTTTTACCTAATCCAGAAGTGTGTACTGCATAATTTGAATAATCTTCATATGCGTGTTCTTCATCAAAGGCAACTGCACCAGGTCTTGAACCATCTTTTGTTCTTGCATTTGATGTTTTATATTTGATCGTTGATCCATTTTTTCGATGTTGTATTGCAACTAAATTCCAGCGATAGACGTTTTTCATCGTGTCTTTATTTTCTTCTAACATATTATAAATATCTTCAAAACTTGTTTTCGCTTGGTCTTCCGATGTCGCAACAATATCGATATTGTAATGGTCCACTCCATGATTTTTAGTTGTACATTCAAAAATCATGCAACTTAATAAACCATTTTTACCGAAACCTCTACCAGCATAAATAAAATAATCATTAAACATTAATTGCTTATCGCCATCTTCATCTATTTCAAATACAGCAAATACAAATGCATATATGAATTTTTGGAACGGAAAAAGTTTATAAAAATACCGCTCTGCCGTAGCAATAGCGGTGTCTAAAGTATCATGATCAATGATTACATTTTTTTGTTCTAACCTACCTCTAACATATTTCATCAATAATTTTTGTTCTTTACAATTTTCCACTTCATCATTTTCAACCATTCGCATCCACTCTGATATTGCCGGATGCCATTTATATACATTAGAGAGCTGGGTCATGTAGTTCACTTCCTGTATTTTTAACTTCAGAAGGTGGTTTTAAAGATAGGAATTGTAAAATATCCATCGCTTGCTTAGTGTATTTTTGTAGTAATAATGCACTATCATTTTTACGAGTGCCTTTCTGACCGCCACCGTTGTCATATTCAACATAAAAACCACGCTCATTAATATCTCTTAATAGATTCTGTTCCATATCCCAATAATACAGATAAGCATTTACTCTATCTTCATAAATAGGACTAGTTAGATTTTTATCTTTTAATTGCTGTTTTAAATCTTTTTCAATTTTATTTCTTGCAGTTATTAACTCTTTTCCTTCTTTCAATTGCATGAACGACACAATACCACCCCCTCATGTGAAAATTTAACGTTGCATTTTTTGGCGCTACTCTCCCCCGTTGTCACACCCTCTCAAAAAGTTTTAAAATTTTTACCCGGGGGGTATTAAATCCGTGGAAAATATTTTTCAATAAAAATAAAAATAGAATTTATTTCTTCATCAGTAAATGAAAGCAACTGATACACTTGCGACCTATTATTATTTATTTTTTCTTTCACTTCTTTTTGCTTCAAACCTTGACACTTGTTATCAGACACAACAGACCGCAGCGAACGATATGCTTTATACATCACATTGCGCACTACACTTTGCTTATACATATCATATTGTTCATAGTCATCTGTGTTGTACTCAATTCCATCAATATCAAATAACAATCACATCACCATCTTTCTTGATTAATAATCTTCTTCTCTTGTTGATTAGGCAAACGCTCATGCTCTTCGTTATGACATTGATTACATAAACATTCGAGATTACTTAATGTTAACGCAAAAGCGGGAAACTCTTTTACATATTTAATATGATGTACACAGTCCGCTTGACGTTGCTTACCTTTCTTCTTGCATCGTTGGCATTCATAGTTATCACGCTTCAATGCCTCTTGCCTGAGAGACAACCACTCTTTGCATTTATAAAACTTCATCAACTGATTAGTATTGATTAAGTTATAATGTTTAGATGTCATATGCATATGTATTACCCCTATATAAAAAGCCCAACACTAATGTGCTGGACTTCATTGTTCTATGTATCCGTAGTTATAAAACCAGGCGGACTTCTACGGTAGCATTCGTCAATGCTTTGTCTTTCTTCTAATTAACCCTCAGACGGGCTCGCGGACGTCAGAAAGCGGAAATTATAAAGCCTTCCCATCAGAACATATCTGCTATTAAATAGAGAGAAGGTATTGTCGTTTAAATATACTCGGCAAGGATTTGCACCTTGCAACATCAAGCCGAAGCGTGATATAGGACTCATCCATAACGTCTACCTGTTCCGTCACGAGTATTGAGATTGAACAAGAAGGTGTCTCTTGTTGGGACTAGTGAGATTGGAATGGGATGCGTCTCCCATCAAGACCAACGATCAGATAATAAGCCTCTGTCCGGCAACATAGCAACCTCCTGCTATATCATCATCATGTGATTATATATGAGAAGTGAAGTGCAGACTTAATATATTATTTTATTTTGTAATCATCTTCACTTCTCTACTCTATAATATTAACATGGAAAAACATGTCAAACGGGTCATAAACGGGTCAACTTTTTTAATAACCTAATCGCGCGGCAATTTTATATATAATCTCTTTCCGTTTTCTTTTAGCCGTACTTTCACTGATATTCAACTTACAAGCAATCCACAACCAGGTAGGTCTACTCCTATCCCAGTATCTAAAATGAATCAGTTGCTTATCTTCATCAGACAAAGTGCTCAATACCGTATCAATTGCTCTGACAATATCAGACATTCTTTGTATTTCTTTATCGACTTGTAATAGCATAACACGTTGTTCTACTTCATTTGATATCTGACCAGATGAACCACCGCCTTGGTTTTCGTCTTTGAATTCTTGATGTATAGATCCCATGACAATGTTTGCACGTTTTTCTAGTATTTCTTTTTTTGTAGAATGATAGTAACGAAGTTCATCTTCAATAAGTTTATATTGTGCTTTACGTAATCGTTTTGACATTTAATCACTCTCCTAATAAAATTCTATCTCACACGTTTTGCCTAGTCTTTGTTCAATTAGTTTTTTCAGTTCTTCCTTGTTGACATGCGCCGTGTAATACTCTTCATTTTGATTTCCAAATATCGTTGTGAAGTTAGTAAACTTTTTTAGAAATTCCTTAGCATCTTTTTCGTATTTATCATTTTCAAACATTTTTAACCTTTCATATTTATCTAAACTGATATTTACATATTCCTCCATCATTCACTCTCCATCCGTTCAATCAAATCATTTAAATAAAATTGCGCTTTCTTTAAATCCTCGATGCCATTCTTGTGCTCGTATCGAGAAACGTATTTAAATATATTCCCGACAGCATACGACGGGTAATCAGATACTTTTGCTTTGATGTAGTCTAGCGTTTCGATACCGCCTGCTGTGTAATGTGATGGGTTGTTTATGTTGTCGCTAGTGTCTGTAAATTCTATTAAACGACTTTTTATTAATCCTTTCCACGCTGTTTGAAATTTTTCAACAGGGTCTGTTGTTTCGGTTTTCTTTGCTTTGTATTTTTCAATTGGTGTGTCAGGCTCATTGCACAAGTAATAATTCCTATCGGCATATTTAAGTTTTCCGTTCTCTGTTTTTTTTATTATTGTATCTTCTAAGAAAGAAGTCCAAGCGTTAAATTTTGTAGGTACCATGTTATGCAACCAAGTATATCCTTCCTTTTCTAACTCAACCATCAACGCATCATAATCCTCTTGCGTTTCTACATGATATAGTTCCATTTGTTTATCCTCCTTGTTTAGCGGAATTATCACATCGAAACTCGTAGGTTCAATGTATATCCCTTGATTAAATTTCCATTTGTTTATAAATTTTCGAAAATAGGTAAACATTGTTATCCCTCCACTATTTTCAAAGCTTCCTCTACACTCCTAGCTACTCCACATATGGCAGGTGTTATTTCCATCGCTTGTTGAAAGTTTCTCTGCTCTTGCCTTAACTTCCCGATTTCGTTTTTCACTTCAATAAAGAACATTTTTCCATCCGTCCCACGAAAACCGAATAAATCTGGAAACCCCTTTGGTAAACCTGTGTCAAAAATACGTCCATTCGGCATTCTAATTTTCCCCACATTGGCTCTGAAAACATAATGTCCTTTTTTTGCTAAGGCTAAGCGGATAGAATTTTGTATATCCATTTCTGCTGTCATTAGATCACTCCTTTGTCAAAAATGATAAAAAGGTGGATAGTTGGTGGATAGTTGAAGCAAACCCTCCACCTTCGAAATCCATTGGTATCACTATCTTTATAACTATTTATTTCTTAAAAGGTGGATAGTTAGTAGTAAAATAGGAAAAGTATTACTAGGAGTAAAAAAGTAGAAGGTTTATGAAAAAACACCCAAACTATCCACCTTGCAAGATATTATATCTTCAAAACGATTGCGGCTCTAAGGTTAAAACAGGGTGGATAGTTGAAGCAAACCCTCCACCTTTTTAGAAATTTAGGTTCAAATTATAGTAATCATTATTTAGTGTTATTCCTTCATACACATTTGCAGTTTTCGTTTTTTTCTTAGTAAACTTCATTCCGATTTCTTTACCAAATTTTGTACTACTCATCAAATATTGACCATTTTCTTTTGCCCAATCACGATATGTTTCATACATTTTTTTAGCATTCACTTTTTCACCTTCTCTAACATCACAACAATCTTCAATAAATGCAGTTATAACATCCATTTCCGATTTGTATTCAGAACTTGCATTTTCAACTGCTTTTGGCATTCCTAAGCCTTCCCTTTGCCATTTAAGGAACCCTTCTACTGCCCAATTTAAAATACCTGTTAATTCTCGACGAAGTTTATATTTTAACTGCTTGTCGACCTTTGTATCAGGTATTTTCACAGTAAATGGAACTAAATGTAATCTACGCCATATCCCATCGTCTCTACCTCGAATAATCGGTTTGTGATTAGTTGCCATCCAAATTTTGAACTCTGGTGTGAATTCAAATTCATCTTTATAAAGATGTCGTGCTGTAACCTTGTCTCCCCCAGTAAGCTGTTTTACTAAGCCTTCATCTAAACGCACACCTTCGTTTGGTTCAGTCGTTGTAACAAATCTAGCACCATGCAAACGAGCAATATCGCTATTTGCATTACTGGATTGTTGCTTCACCATAATTGTTTGCGGTTGAATATTCGTTGCATAAGAACCAAAAATATCATTGATGATATCTAAGAAAACAGACTTACCATTTCGACCATTTCCAAAAAGGATAAACATAACTTGTTCAGATGTAGAGCCTGAAAGTGAGTATCCAACGGATTTTTGAATATAATTGATTAACTCTTTATCGCCTGCAAAAATATCATTTAAGAACTCTTGCCATAAAGGAGCGTCAATCTTGTCTGTATATTCAATATTGCTAATTTTAGTAAACATTTTTTGTCTATCATGATTGATAAGCTCACCGTTTTGTAAATTGATATATCCATTTTGTGTGTTTAAAAAATATTTGTATCTGTCAAATTCCTCGGGCAAAACTGGCATTAAATGTTGTGCTTCTTTCAACATATTTGTTTTCCCTTTATTGCTTCTAGTTGCTTTCAAGTGCTTCATAAATGCTTTTTCTGCATCTGATTCATTATCCATGTAGGCAAATTCGCTTTTCATATCTTTAATTACATCATCGACAAGCGTTTTTACGGCTCCAACATTATCATATTTCCAAACTTTGGAATCATAGTAATAAAAGCCTTTGTTGATGTATGAAAAACGAACAATATCATGAAATTTATCCCGAAAACGTTCTGCATTTCCAGTATCATCTAAACCGTAAACTATACGCGCTGTATTATTCTGTTTTTTAATAGAAATAGAATATCCTTCTAAATCGCTTCCGGGCTGATAAATTTCAGATGTGTTGGTGATAGCTTTATTTATAACCATTTCTCCATATAATTGCGCTCCACGTTTTTGATCCCATTTTTGTCGATACAAACCACTTGAACGGAAAATTTCATCCATTTTTTCTGAATTACATCCTGTCCAAAATGCCAGCATATTTGCAAAAGCTAAGTCTGCTTCGGACTGTGAAGGATATAGTCCATCCCACAAACCATCAAAGAGAGTTTTAAACTGCGAACCCTGTTTGCTTTGTTCTGCGCGGTGAATAATATCACTTACAGGTAAATCAACAGTCGAGTGAAGGTTATTTGTCTGTCTTACTTCATTAGTCCCAATATATTTCGTATGCAAGTATTGTATTGCCGATGTCGCTTCATTGACTTGTCTGTAGTTATCAATTACTTGACCCGTCATAACGAAAAACCGACCATCCGGGTACATTTCAATATTACCTTTGCGCCGACCACCTTCCGGGAAATCACCTTTTGCGATAATGTGAATACCTGCCCCACTCACACTGTACTCAGTGTAGCTAGCTAACGTTTGAATAAACTCTCCAGCAATATTGTCAGTATTTCCGTATAGATAATCTTGAATTTCATCTTGAATGCCGTCAATATCCACGCCGAAATACGGTGCTTTGAAGTAAAATCCTAAACCATCAAATTGAAATTTTTCGAGTGAAGCAAGGGCAGTTTCAAAATCTGCCCAAGTCCGCTCGTCTACACTATTACCATATGAACCATTATTCGCGTTCATTGGTATTTTTTTGTTCTTGCCGCGCTCTTCATCCCACACAAGTTGAAAAGCGCACCATTGTTTTAATTTTTTTAGTTCGTATGGAATTTGTTCATACACGTTTGTGCGCTCCTCTCACTGTTTAGAATGGTAGATCGTCTTCATTTATTACTAATGGTTCGCTAGTTTCTTTCATTTTAAATTTGTGTTGTAGAGGTCCAGTAATTTTACTTTCAGCCCATGCTTTTACATTTAGATTTTTATAAATTTGCCCATTATATTCAGATTCTTCATTTTTCACTGTAACTTGGCAGGTTTTAGTCAACAGGTCTTGTAGCAGTTCATTAACTGTGTTATAGTCTTTTCCATTTGGGAGTTGAATAGCTTTCGCAATCGTATTTAGTGCTGTTGGATTATATTCATTCGTTGTTTTTGATTTCCACACACGATGAAAAACATGTGCATTTTGAAATTTTTGATTTATGTCGTTACGAATAATTAAATCAATATTAATGAACTCGGCACCGCTTTTTGTTGCATCTTCATTTGCATTATATAAAACAACCTCATACGTACCATTTTCTACTCCATTTGTGAAAATATCATTATGATCTACTTTAAACATTTTTAAATTCCTTCTTTCGCTTTTTTATTTGATAAATCCTTGTGCTTTTCCTTGATGGAATGCCCATCCATTTTTATAATTGTGTTCTTTTGCATATTCATATAATTCTTTCATATTCTTACATTCGTCTGGACTACTATAATTCACTTTAAAAACGGCTTCGGTTATTTCTTGTAGCTCTGCTCCTTCATCGATTTGTATTGGTTTTACTTCTACTTTGAATTCATATCCACAATGTTCACATTTTTTTGCTGTCTGGCTAACTGTCATAAAACACTCTTTGCAAATTTTCACAGGTGCCTCAGCTTTTGTTGAGTTACTTCCTTTACGAGGTGCTAAGGACCATGTTCGTTCCATATCTGGAAGACCGAAACGCTTTACATTACCAACGTGATCAATGATGATAGCTGTTTTACCTTGTTTATAACGCATGCCTCGCATCGATTGTTGAATGTACAGCGATAATGATTGTGTAGGTCTTAGCATAATCACTGTGGAACAATCCGGAACATCGAAACCCTCACCAATAAGGTCAAGATTACAAAGGACCTTTATTTCACCTTCTCGAAATCGTTTTATGATGTCATCACGAATGTTTTTAGGTGTTTTACCGTCAATATGTGCGGATGAAATGCCTACTGAATTAAAACTCGCTGCCATTTTTTCGCTCTGGTATAGCGAAGAGGCATAAAGTATTGCCTGCTCACCATCTGCTAATTTCTGATAATGTTTAATCACATCCCCCCAAATCATTCTTTTATTGAATTGATCATCAAGACCAGTCATATCAAACTCACCAGTTCGTTTAACATTTAATGTTTCTGTTTGCACAATTTCAGGAGCATAGTATTTGTAATGTGCTAAAAACTGATTTTCTATTAACCATTTCACATTAACTTTTTCGATTAATGTGTCGTTTATATCTCCTAAACCACCTCCATTAATCCTCACTGGCGTTGCAGTAAATCCAACGACTTTCGCATTAGAAAAGTGATGAATTATTTTTTTATAGCTATTTGCTAACACATGATGACTTTCATCAATTATGATTAACGAAGGCTCCGAAGTTTTGTTTAAACGTCCAACTATCGTTTGTACCATACCCAATTTGACAAATTCCATATCCACTTCATTCATAATGAGTGTGTTTCTGATTTGGTCTATCAACTCTTTTCGGTGAACTAGGAAAAGAACATGGTTTTTATTGTGTGTTGTCATGCGAATTATTTCTGATAAAATGACCGATTTACCAGCACCTATCCACAGGGAGCAACGACGCACGGTCTATTATATCCCTGTAAAAAAGCCCCCTTTACATCGTTTATAATTTCTTGTTGATATTCTCTAAGCTTTAACATCAATATCACCGATTTTGAATAGGTCTTCTTGTAAGGCAAATTCTCTATTATCTAACTGGTTTTTTGCAAAATTACCATTATTCTCTGTGAGTATAAAACCTCGTTGTCCAGTTTCAGGATTTCGTATTAATCTCGCAACTACTGGAACAATCCCCATCACATGATTAACTACTTTTTCTCTAATATCCGGTAAAAACTGATTATAAAGTTGACCACTTTCTAATTGAACTTGTCGTGTGTTTTCCCACGCAGTGTAAACAATATTTGTGTTTGGTAAGTTATTAAATACGGAAATCATATCAATTAAATGTGTATCAAATATTCCGTAATGTTGTAGCTCCGGTTGTCCTGATTTAGTATTTCTTCCATTGAACATTAACCACAACTTTTGATAATGACTCAAATTATCAATTACTACATTGTCGTATTCATCCGCGTGTGTTTTTGCATATCCATAAAAATCTGCCATGTCTTGCACGGGATTACGCGGATTTAATGTTGCAATTGTGATATCAGGCAAACCACTTAAAACTTTTGACGTGCCATCGCAATCCAACATTAATGTTTTTCCTTTTAAGTATTTAATTGTAGTTGTTTTGCCTGCACCTGGTTTAGCATAAATCATAATGTTAAAATACTCTGACCTTTTCATTTCTTCCGATTGAATAAATTCCAACTAAATCCCTCCTTATCTTATTTGCAATCTTTCTGTTTGAACAATTTTCGCACCTGGTATCTCAATACCTTTTTTCAAATCATCGCTTAACCTTGTTTTGTCTAGTTTTTTTGGTTGTTCAACTAGGTAGTTCAGAAGTTTGCTTTCGTCTTCTACAATGACGCTTGGCGGGTTTTTTCGAATATCTAATGTGAATAAGTTTGTCTTAATTTTTTGTTTGTTAGCAGTTATCATTGCATCAAATAATGACTGTTTCAGTCGCTTCACATTATTATTAATAGTATTTTTCCGTTCAGCTAAACGCTTTGTTTCTGTTTCTAAAACAAGTGATTGACCTTCCAATTCTTTAATGACAAATGCAACATTCTCTGCTTTCGTTTCTAATTCATCATCAATGCTTTCAAGTGTATCTTTTAATAGTTCAGGATCAAGCTGTTCTGCTAGATTTAACAACTGTTGATATTTACCTTGAATTGAATATAATGTTGCTATTTTAATCATCCCCTTTCAAAAATGCTGTTGCGGTTATTTTATCTTTTGATGCAGAATACCATCTCACATTGTTTCTTTCGTCATATTGCGGCTTATTTACATTAGATACAAACAACTTAGCTTTATCTATATCAGCATCATATAAACTAAAATTTACTGAATCTGATTGTTCGTGTAGCTCTTTTACTAATTGACTATTGTTACTTTCTTTCACTTTCTTCACTTGAGTCGCTGGTATGTTGAATGAAGAAAATCCGTCTGTATCCTCAATAGTTAGCAGACCATTATTATTGACTAGGACATTTAATTGTTCACCGTCGACACATAAATCAGCTACGCCCGTTCTATCCTGCACCTCTACCTTATCACCAGCTACAATACTCATTTAATCGCCTCCAACTCATTTTTATAGTCCCACATATCCTGGGATAATTTATCAAGACCAATTGCGAATCTTTCCAAGTCTTTGGGTGTTTTAATAATTGATTTACTCAATTCTTTGCTTTTTCTATAAAGCAATCTGTTTGCTTCATTGATGATGATTTGTTTTGTCATTTTTCATACCTCCCTTACATCAAGACGTAACTCTGTTTCGAAATTGATTTTTTCTGTCATTTCCTTTATTGAAGTTGAATTTGTAATGATTTGTTTCACTTTAACTTTATCTCTATTGATGCGATTCACAGAGTCCACATTGCCTAATCGCTTTAGGATCGATGTTTTAAGTTCATCAAAAGTAATGTTTTCTTTGTTGTAATCATTGAATAATATTTTGACTCCGCCTGATTCTGCGTAAAGTAAAATATGATAGTTTGTCACTCTTGCACCTCCTTCAATGGCTGTAAGCCTCGACTTGCTAATTCTTTGTACGCTTTGCTTCTTGATTCTCTTACTACACTTACAAGCTCGTTTGCATGTTGGATATACTCTAAAAGTTCTTCTGCTGTAGAAATAGCTATAAATTCGTCCTCTGCGATTTTGAATGGTGGAATCATTTGCTTACCTCCTGCTCCATGTTTTTCTTTTGTTCAATTTCAAAAGCTAAGAGTTCTGCTTTTCTTTCGAGATACTTAATTTCTGACACTTGGTCAAAATCATTGTTTTCCACATCTCTATTAGATTCCAAATATGTAAACCCACTGGAATTAAAATCGTAGATAACTTTGACACCGCCCGCCAAGCGGTTATTTATGCAAAAATACATGAACTCATAATCCATATTGTATTTTTTTCGAAGTTCTGCATATGAACTGATTAACTCCTTTAGCACAACTTTCGGTGTCATCCATTCACCCTGATACCTTTTGAATTTGTGCATCCATTCTGGTTTTAATTCTTCCAAAGTTGATTTTTTTATTATTAATTCTTCACGATTGATACCAATGTGACCGTTCGCATCAAATCCAATAAGTTTTGTGACCTCGTCTAAAAAAGCGCTTGTGTCTTGATTGTAAATTTTGTCTAAATACTCATATGCTTTTGTACCTTTTTCAATCCGATAATATTTTGTCATTTTAGTTCCTCCTCCATAATTTGTATTTTATAATTTATTTCTTTGATTTGTGTGATTGTATATCTGATGTCTTCCCATAGATAGTTTAGACTTTTCGACGTAGTACTTCCGCTAAGTTTTATTAATTGGTCATCTGCGTTTTTCATTATTTCCAAGTCTTCGAGTAAATCCTTGAGTGTCTGTTTTAGTTCAGTTAATTCACTCATTTATTCCCTCCTCTAATTCATTTATGATTTCATCTGACGCAATTGCTAGTCCTTCGAATTTTATTATTAAGAGTTCCCTTAGACTGTTTATAGTTTGCATATATTCCATTTTAGTATCTAGGTTGGGTGCTTGTTCTAACGCCCTATCAAATGCGTCTATCCGATTTTGAATCTCCCCAGTTTCTTTCTCGTACATTCTTTTGCGTTCACGTGCATTCTCCATTTATTCCAACCTCCTTCCACAAACAGGGCAGTACTTGATATTAAAATAAGCTGAGTAATCATCTTGGCGTCTAACTATATTAGTAACGAGTTCGTTATCGCTTGTCAGCCAAATTTTATCTTGTGGATCCATTTCATCAACAACGCTTTCTCGTTTTTTCAAATCATCGTTGCAAAATTTACACATTATTCCGCCACCTCTTTCACCATGTAAGTTCCGTCATCATCTAATCTCAAACGATACTCTTTCAATGTTTCAGCTTCATCGTGTAACTGATCACTCAAATCTGTTTCTTTGTCATATTTATCGTATAAGAATGCTTCTACGTCTAACTTTATTAACGCAACATAGTAATCTTCATCAAGTTCTCCGTCATAGAAAACTTGCTTAGCATTTTCCAACCATTTTTTAGCTGTTAGGAAGTCCGTTGTCCACTCTGTTACTTCGTTATATGTTACTACTCCATATAAAATCATTCCGACACCTCTTCACTACTAACTGAAAACACATGTGGGTCGTCATATAAAGCGTTAATTGCAGACCGTAATTCGTTATCATCTTTTACCGTTCTTTCATATGAATCAACAATAACTTCCCCCATGAAACGTTGCTTGTATGTTATTTTATATACTTTATAATCTGTTTTTTTATCGTTCATTCCGACACCTCTTCTTCAAGAATCGCTTTAATTCTTTCCGCTTTGTTTAGATCAACTGTAAAAAACAAATGCGGGTGAACATCGCCGATTGCCTCCCAATTAGTATATTTCTCATCATTCGCCAGAAACCAATCTGCCGTTGCTGCTAAACATTCATTTGTGATAATTCTACGGTTATCACTCATAACACCGTTTTTTAATATACGTGTTAAATATATATCTCCTGAAATCGCCGCGTTTGCTAACTTTAAATTTTCGTATGCCATTATTCATGCCTCCTATTCATATTCCGAGTTAGTTCTTTCCAGTTGGCAATTACTTTCATCGATGATTATTTTCGCTTTACTTGTATAAATTTTAAACAAGGTTTCTGTTAGACCATGCAAACCATTCATAACTTCTTTAGCACCAAAATTATTAACCATATCTTCGTCTTGATCGTTAATTCTAACTGAATACAGTTCACCGCTTTCGCTGATATGAAGCGTATACTTGCATCCGTATTCATTCATATCTTCTTCCGCATCCATATGAATGAAATAAGAACTGTATGTTTTGTCTACGTGAAGGGACATTTCATGACATTCTTCGTATTCAAGATTTTCTAACCCTTCGATTTCTTCGGCTAGTTCATCAATTAATTCAGATAACTTATACTCGCGTTTCGGATTAGTTAGCAAAGATTCAATCTGTCTATTGATTTGTGCCACTCCCTTATTTTTAAGCTCGTCATCCAGTTTGTCTTTTATCGATTGAAAAACCATATGATTGTAAGACGCTAAATCTAAATCTTTAAAATTAATTTGCAGAGCTTCTTTTGCTGTGTTCTTAAGCTCTTTTGAAAAGTCGCTCCATGATCCAAATAAATCATTGACAACACTGTCCACTGTTGAAGCGACATGTTTGTCGATTAACTTCTGTACTTCCCCGTCTTTCTCCATTTTCGCTAAACTATCATTTACCATTTTGTTAAAATCCATTATTTCTCCTCCAATAGTTCCGGATTTTCGTGAATGTTGCCTATCACTGTCATAGCTGCTGAATCAACGCTAGCATCGAAGTAGAATCTGGTATCGAAATCTTCGGGATCTTCTCTTGTAATTTTAATTCCGTCGATTTCATCTGGTATCGTTTCGCCACTAAGTGCAGGCGGCTTAATCAAATCAAGATAATACGCGCATATATCCGTGTCATATTTAACCACTCCAACATATTCCACTTCTTGGTAGTAGCCCATTGGAAAGTGTTCTAAAACCACTTGCACAATGTCATTTTTAGCAATGGCTTTGTCGTCTTCGTCTTTCCTACCGATATACTGCATCAGCACGACATCATCAAAGCTGTACCAGTCGACGCACAGCGTGCAATTTGCGTCTCCGCAACCACTTACACCTACAGACTCTGTTTCGTTAAAGCACAAATCCGTTACTGGAAGCACTTTCTTATCTTTTTTTACAAACGCTCTATATTCAATGTCTCTCATTTCTCCACCTCGCTAACAGTTTCAGCATCAACCTCATAACATTCTTTGATTATCGGAATAGCGCTATAACCATCATTCTCAACGGTTATAATATATGCACAATCACAGTCATCCATGACAAAGTATCCGTGTACCAATTCCCCGTTATCTAGGCGCTTTCCTTTGAATTTAATGTCACTCATGCTTGTTCCTCCAGATCCCTAACAAAAAAACAAATTACCGAATGCTTAAAATCAACTAATGCCACTTGTGGGATATTAACAACATCATAAATTTCTTTAACTGTGCCAATTTCGCCTTTATGAATTAGTTTTGTTTTATACGTTGTTTTTACAGTGCTACCTACTTTTACTGTCATGCTTCACCCTCCGCTCCCTCAACAGGAACAGCAAACTGCCAATAAATATCACCTTCAGGCATGCCTTTAATTTCTGCTTCTGTTAATTTGGTTGTCCATTTCTTATTTTTATTGATAATTAATCCAGTAAAAGTTGTTTCATCAGATTGTTTATTTAACAAAACATACATATTAATCACTTCTAATTCGGCTGCGTCATCGTTCCATGTTGAAAGCGGCAATCGCACATAATAAAGCGGTTCTTCCTCGACTTCGTAGCCGTCAAGCCAAGCGCGGGCGAGTAGTTCTTGATTATCAGCTGATGAAATTAACCATTCGTACATTTCAGCAGACATATCAGAATCTTCATAGTCTAACAAACAAGCTAAATCGTATTCGCTTTGTTTACAGTGTTTTATCCAGTCATCGGCAAATTGCGGCACTTTTAAAACTGGAGCAGGCGCAACTAAGTCCCTTTCATCAAGCCAAGTCATGCCCATATCTCCACTATATTTAATTTGATAGGATATAGCATTTTTAGTTTCTTCTATTTCAGTTACAACACCTTGTTTCAATTTACCTGACCAAATAAACTCTACTTTATCGCCTTCTCTAAATCTCATGCTTGTTCCTCCTTCAAATTCAATTGCTAAGGTCTTGCTTTATGTTTAAATGCACTAATTGAATATATGCTTCTAATTCCAATACTTTCTTCAAATAAAGCGTGGCTATAAGCTATTGTCCTTGCTTGAAGTTTGTTTTTTGCAGTAACTTCAAGCGTAAATGATTTATAAACGCCATCGTCGCGGTACGTTATAGTAGCTATATACGTTTTAGATTTCATTCTTCCTTCTCCAAATCCAATAAATTCTTAAATATCGCTTCTAAAACCGGCACCGCAATAGAATTCCCCGCGAGTTTCACTATCTGCCTGCCAGATATACCCGACTCTCGCATTGCAAAGTAGTCAATATCGCTGTAGCCCATCAAACGCAAGTACTCTTTCGCGGTGATATGTCGAACCACATTGTCGTAATAAATAACTTGTGTTGCTCCTGTGGTTATTGTTTGAACAACTTGCTTACCTACACGCCCTCGCCTAGTTTTGCTCGTCGGTCTTTCTACATTCACAGAGTCGAATTGTTCTACTTCTTGAAATCCTATTTTTGTATTTGTGTGAATGAATAGTTGCTTACCTTCTCTGAAAAAAAGTTGTTTTTCGTTTTCGGATAAGGCATAAGCTGTCGGGTCAACATCAAAATCAATATAATCTTTTAAGCTCTTAACTGGCTTAACTTTTTCTGGGAATTGAAATTCTTTATTATTTCCGAGTACGCTCACTACAAATACTCTTTCTCGGTTTTGTGGTATGCCGTAATCGCGAGCATTTAGTATCTTGAAATGATTAGTATATCCAAACAGTTCCATCGATTCTAAATAATGATCAAAGTGCATTCTGTGTCTATCAGATAAGAGATTAGGAACGTTTTCCCACACTACTTTTTTAGGTCTGGGGGTTAATTCGCTTTTAATTATCTCTAGTGTTCGCTCGTATAAAATCGAGCGTCCGGTATTAATGTTGTTAAGACCATTTTTTGACCAGTCTTGGCAAGGCGACCCATGAATAAGTAAATCTACACTCATGTTCCACTTTGTCACATCTTGCGGCACATAATCATTTGAAAAGATGTTGTTGTAAGCTTGAACAGCGAAGGGCAATATTTCTACATAGTCGAGGCTTTTAATATCCACCCCTAAATTTTCAAGTGCTTTTCGTGGAGCGCCAATTCCCCCAAAAAGTTCAAGAATTTGAACCATCCATTTAGCCTCCGTTCTCACGCATAATTCTTAACCTCTTCTAGCTTTTCAATCAGTTGTTCGTTCGTTAATTCAAGCAAAATATCTTTTATAGAGTTTTTTCCGTCATGAGACTTTACAAGTACGAGTGATACAAAATTAGAGTCAAGGTTTTCTATCACTCTCGCTTGATAGCCATTTTCAAAACTATAAGCAGTTAGCTTTATACCGTTGTCACCTAGTCTTATTCTTTCTGTGATGTATTCTTGATACTCATTTGCGATTGTTTTCATGTGTTTAACTCCTTGCTCAGCCATATTTGAGTTTCTTTGTTATCTTTCTTTGATGTCTCATTTATCAATCGCTCTAAAATCTCAATCTGAAAATCAATTTCTTTGCGTTTTTTCTTTTTGATATAACAACATTTCTTTTAATCTGCATAAATCGATTGTATTTTCTACATTCATCTATCAACGCTCCTCAGTGTCGAAATCCATCATCCCAGTAATCATCAACTATCATCGGATTTTCTACATTCATTCTCTATCACTCCTTGCAAGCAGCATTAATAGTAGTATTAATGCAACAATCATTATTAATTCAGCCATTTAATATCAATCCGCCGATTCCTGCAACGAATGCAATTAACACTGTCAAAGCTAAACAAATTAATGTATTTCTGTCTGATTTTTCAATATATTCATTTCCGTTTTCATCTACACTGACTAGTCCGAAAAATCGTAAAAGCTTCATTGCAAAACCTCATTTCAAAAATATTTTTATCCATTCAGCGATAATATATGTGACTGATAATAATGCACCTACTTGAAAACAAAACATAAATACTAGTAGCTTACTTTCATGTTCATTTAAAAATTTCTTCATTCTCATATCTCCATTTCTGTGATATAATTACCTTAAATATTATTTTGTAACTCACGGTTTTAGTAAGCACTAACTTACTATTCATCACTGTGGGTTTTTCTTTTACCATCGATTTACAATTGAATTCGCAAAACGATGCTTGTATTTTGGTCTCTTTTTGTGTTTCATTTGATAGTCTAAGTGTCGAGATTGAAGCTCTGTGAGTAAGTATTTGCCCGTTGATTTAGGACTAAATTCTGGATCGTATTTTCGTATTTCGGCAAGTAATACTTCGACTTCATCAATCATCTTCAAACCTCCTTATATACAAATTTTTTAATTAACCAATTGTTAGCTTTCACTGCATCAAATGCCCACGCTTCACGTTGATTCTTTGTAGCCCAATTGCTAAATTCAGCAAGTTCTGGAAAGTCTTTAATGTTATCCAGCCACCAACCGTAAGTTCTTGGACTAGCTTGTGCAAAATCTTCTAACGTCCATACTCCGTATAAAAAATTGATAGGTCTATGTTTATTTTTTACAGGACGAGCCATTTTTATTCTCCTTTCTCTAATTCAATATCTAATGCTAAAATCTCGATGATGTTTTTTCTCACTTTCAACGCTTCACGTCTGCCGTTGATAATATCTGATAAATACGGATTGCTAATATTCAATGTCTTTGCTAAATCCGATTGTTTCATATTAATTGCTTTTAGTTTCGCGTAAACCGCTACTGCAAAACGCTGATGTTCTACTGACATGTTTTTGCTCCTTTCTATCTAATTAGCTAATTATTTAGCAGATTGTTGACAATTATTAAAGATTATTGTAGAATGTACACATAGCTAAATAAGCCTTATTAAAAGCCATTAATCGTTGGGGAACGACTATCATATGGTAGTATTTGTTGACTTGTTTAGCTAAATAATTAGCTTATGGATATATTATATTAAAGAATTCTATAGAAGTCAATTGTTTTCTACAATTTTCTTTAATTATTTTCCATATGCACACCTAGGTGGTTGTTATGACAGCATTTGATAGAGTAAAAGAATTGTGTAAAAAACGTGGTATTGCTGTTTCTAAGTTAGAATCTGATGTTGGTTTTGGCAAAAATTCTATATATTCATGGAAACAAAATAACCCTTCATCTGATAAGCTCCAAAAAGTTGCTGACTACTTCAACGTGTCAACAGATTATTTGCTTGGTCGAACAGATAACCCTTATTTAGATGACATACCGCAAGAAGCTGCAGCAATTGCAGCTCATATTGATCCCGAAGCGACAGAGGAAGATATGAAAAAAATTCTTGAGTATATTGATTTCATTCAACAAAAATATAAATAGGAAATGAGTTGGAAGTATGTGGTTAGATAAATACAGAGAGCAATATCCTGAATTAACCATCATAGAAGACACAAAAATGGAAAATACTCACAAGGGGCTGTATTACAATAAACATATTTTTGTAAATCCAAATCAGAATGATGTCGAAATGCGTTGCACTTTGGCAGAGGAAGTTGGTCATCATCATTTGACTGTTGGTAATATTATTAAACAGGAAACAGTTAATGATAGAAAACAAGAAAGATTAGCAAGGAATTGGGGTTATGAATCACTGATACCTTTACGAAAAATTATCGATGCTTATTATGAAGGATTTACAGAATACTATGAAGTCGCTGAGTTTTTAGAGGTGACAGAAGATTTTTTAAAACATTCTATTGAATACTATAAGAATAAATATGGAAATACTGTGGAATGTAATGGTTATGTAATTATTTTTAGAAGCAGTATTCAAATTATTGCTTGTTAGATATTTACACTATTGTGTTTATATAAAAATATACTAAAGGGAGAATTGGGATGAAAAAATTATTATTGTTAGCAGGTTTATTAATTATTTTTAGTTTTGGTCTAACAGCATGTGGAAATTCAACTTATAACGAAAAAGAGGAAAGTAACAAGGAAAGTGAACAAACTAATGATTTGGTCAGTACAAAAAACTATAATATCAATGAGATTAATGAAAATGAAGAAACGCAAGGTAAACACTTAGAGGTTGTTGTAAAAGATAAAATCTCAAAAAAACAATCTGACGAAATAGTTAATAAAGTAATCGACAAATACAAAAGCAAAGTAGATGCACTTTATGTAAACATGCATTACACAGAGGGCGCCTACTCAGCTATATTAAATGCTCGTCACTCTTACAATAAAAATGGAGTCAAAATAACTGGTTTAAAAGTAGGTGAGACAGAAATTGAAATGAACAAAAATTTTAACAAAGATAGATAACAAAAAAACGCCCTTCCCCGCACAGGATAAGCGTCTTAAATACACGCGTAGGAGCGTGCAAATTTATTTTACCATAATTTGTTGCGCCCTTCAAAAGAACATATGTTCCAAAAATAAACAGGTGGTGGTATTAATGAAGATAAAAAAATTAGCAAACGGTAAATATTGTGTTCGCCTACGTATAAAAGTCGATGGTGAATGGAAAGAAAAGCGTTTGACAGATACAAGTGAAACAAACTTAATGTATAAAGCATCTAAATTATTAAAACAAGTTCAGCATGATAGTAGTTCTCTGAAAGAATGGAACTTCAAAGAATTTTATACGCTATTCATGAAAACATTTAAAGATGGGAAAAGTAGTCAATCTACTATTAATTTATACGATCTTGCTTATAATCAATTCGTTGATTATTTCGATGAAAAAATTAAACTTAATTCGATTGATGCGGTTCAATATCAACAATTTATTAATCATTTATCTGTAGACTATGCAATATCCACTGTAGACACCAGACACCGCAAAATTAGAGCGATTTTTAACAAGGCTGTTCATTTAGGTTACATGAAGAAAAACCCCACTATAGGGGCTCATATAAGCGGACAGGACGTAGCGAAAAATAAAGCACAATTTATGGAAACAGACAAAGTTCATTTACTATTAGAAGAACTTGCAAAATTTCATTCTATATCACGAGCAGTTATCTTTCTAGCTGTCCAGACAGGCATGAGGTTCGAAGAAATTATTGCACTAACAAAGAAGGATATTAATTTCACTAAACGTTCAATAACTGTGAATAAAGCTTGGGATTACAAGTACACTAATACATTCATTGATACCAAAACAAAAAAATCACGAGTGATCTATATTGATAACTCTACCGCTCAATATTTACATTCGTATTTAAATTGGCATACTGATTATATGAAGGAACATGCTATTAAGAATCCATTGATGTTATTATTCATCACTTACCACAATAAGCCAGTAGACAACGCGTCTTGTAATAAAGCTTTGAAGAAGATATGTAGTACAATCAATTCTGAACCAGTGACATTACACAAGCTACGACATACGCATACAGGCTTATGTGTAGAAGCGGGTATGGATATTATTTATGTAGCTGATAGGCTTGGTCATGATGACATTAATACAACATTAAAATACTATAGTCATCTAAGCTCTAATTTAAGACAACATAATCAGTCCAAAGTAGATGCTTTTTTCACACTAAAAACAGATGAAAATACCACAAATTTTACCACAAATGCCACAAAAACAACGGAATAA